CAACGCTGCACCAGTGCCTCCGGGTAGGTTGCAAAGTGCGCGTCCGAGAACGATTGCGTCGCGATAGTCCAGACGGAGCGCGGATTGCGGCCAAGGCCGTCCCCACCCATGCCGCCGCTACAAGGCCGCTTTGTGCGGTGCCGCGGATCATCGCCGTACTTCTGCTTCAACTCCGGTCTAGCATGACCACCTGGGCCAATGCTCACCTCCCTGCTCCCCTCTTGGTCCCAGTAGTATCGCTGGCGCTTGGCGAACAGGAACACGTATTCGTGGGCCTTCGTCGGCCGGTCCCGTATGCTCTCTGGCATGGGATTGGGCTTCGACCAGATGATGTCTGAGCGCAACAGCCAGCCGTCGTCCTGCAGTGCGAATGCAAGCCGCCAAGGCACGCCCATCAGGCTCTTGGCCGGCAAGCCAGACGTCTTCGTCGTATCTATATCCACCGGCACGTTCGCCCGGAACGTCCGGTCATCTACCAAGACGCGCCGGGGATCATCGTTTGACCGGCCATTCGGCTTCGTGACGTACGAGTCACCCATGTTCACCCAACAGGTTCCATCGGAACGCAGCACCCGGCGAACCTCGCGGAAGACGTCGACCATGTGCGAGAGGTACTCGCCGAGCGTGGGTTCCAGCCCGATCTGGCGGTCGATGCGGACGGCGCCGCAGGCGCACTGGCCGCGCACAGGGACTGTCGTGACGTTCCCCTTGTTGCCCGTGGCAGCCACCGGAGCCGACTCGTGCTTGCAGCTCGGGTCGCCACCCTCCCAGGTGCCAGTACCGTAGTCCCTCAAGCCGTAGTACGGCGGTGACGTCACGACACAGTGCACGCTCTCATCGGGCAGCGTGCGAAGCTCGTCGAGCACGTCCCCCTGCAGGATCTTCCCAGAGTCACACTCCCAGAATAGTCCCACTCTTCCCCTCACCCCCCATGAACTCGCCAAGTGTTGCCCTGGTCTGAACTCCGTCGCTGGACTTGCGCGCATACCAGGTGTGAACTGTCCGCGTTCGTTGCGGCCCTCCGGCCAGTCGGTGTGGATCACGAGAGCCTCCCTAACAGGCAGCGCACTGCATACTCGGCTTGGGCTGGCACAACTGCGTTTCCGAGGCAGCGCAAGCGGTGACGACGGACGGCAGAGACCAGCCGCGCGGGAACCCCATCAGCCACTCCACAAACAGCGGGTTCAACCGCAGGGGCGAGTTCTGGTGCGGCGGCGAGGACGGCTGCCCAGGCATCGGCGTCGCCGGGGCCTGGTGGGAACACGCCTGGCCTGCCAGAACCTGCCCATGCCTCCCCGCTGCTTCGCTCGGAGCGACCTTCGTCTTCCGGTTGGAGTTCGGCGAAGCTGTCGGCGTCGCCCACGAGCCCGCCACCGTCCGCAGGTCCAGACCGCCGTCGCCGTGACTCCCCGCACCGTTCGTGTCCGAGTCGCGTGGCCTCGGCCACTGCCGGCTCGCCGCAGTCAGCGAGTCCGTCGCGCCCCGGTGCCCCCCGCAGTTCTCCGAGTCCTCGCTCCGGGCAGTAGGCCAGTGGGTCGCCACCTCGTTCAGCGGGCGCGAGTTCTTCGCCATCGTCTCGGCACTCGCTCGGCCATCCCGGAAGTCGCGTGCCGCAACGGTAGGCCAGCACGAACACGCGCTCCCTCTGGTGCGGTGCGCCGACCTCGGACGCGCGGAAGCAGCCCCACTCCGCATCGAACCCCATCTCGGCCAACTCTCCGAGAACCTCGGGAAGTCCGAGTCGAACATGCCCCGCCACGTTTTCCACGACGACGAGGCTGGGTCCCACCTCGCGAATGATCCGGGCGACGTGGGGCCAGAGGTGTCGGGGATCGTCTGTCCCTCTCCGCCGTCCGGCAACGGAGAACGGCTGGCATGGATAGCCTGCAGAGACGAGATCCACGACGCCACGCCACGGGCGGCCGTCGAATGTTGCGAGGTCATCCCAGACAGGAGCCGGGTCCAGGGCGCCTTCCTGCATTCGCGACACAAGGACGCTGGCGGCGTATCGGTCCCACTCGCACCAGCACACGGTGCGGAGATCGGTCCAGACGCGCCGCAGTCCGAGTTCAAGTCCGCCAATACCGGCACATAGAGCCAGGCCATTCACGCCGTCACTCCTTCTCGTCTTCCTGCAGCGCCTCGACTAGCTCAGCGGCCGCTGCAGGTAGCGCGCCACCCAGCATCCGGGAGAACTGGGAGAGTGTCAGTCAGCAGCCCGATGATCAACTTCCGTTGATCGACCTTCGAGAACAATCCCATGTCAGTTCCCTCCTTCGGCCACTTTCCCGATGCGCTCCTCGACGGCTACAGGGGGACATGGCAATTCCAATACGCATGGACGTGTCTTGAGTAGCGTGTTCATCGCGTGAACGCGTTGATCTAGGTCACGCACGGCCTCCTGCAGCTGCCCCAGTCCGGCACCGCCATTACCGTCTCCGCGAAGAACGGCCATGGGGCCGGACATCACCCACAGGTCGGTGGCTTCCTCGATGGTCTCCCTCAACCAGGACAGCTCACAGTGGGCCAGAAAGGTGGTGGGGCCGTACCGGTTGAGGCCGTCCCTGGCCCTCTCCAGAGCGTACGTGGTGAGGGACTCCGGGAGTCCGTCTATCTTGGCCTGCCGTCGAATGGCCCTGGCTAGCATGTCGTGCATGGTAACAGCCAGGTCGCCGCCCTTTACTTCCCCCTCGGCTATGTTCGCCATATGTTGTCGCCCTCGCCCTGGCCGGTTCTAACCAGGATGACGGGAGCCACTTCCTTGTCGATCTGCAGGATCAGAGCCTTAGTGTCTGGATGGAGGTCGTCCCACGATGTTACTCGGTAGTTCCCCGCTCGGTGGTAGTCGGCGAAGGTGACGACCAGGTGGGTGTATCCGTTCAGCCGGTGGCTGGTCAGGAGTTCGCTCCAGTCGAATTCGAACAGCCGCTCTTCCTCGGCTTGTTCCTCCCGCTCACGAGCTGACCATCTGGTCGTGTCCCCCTGAAGCCTCTTGTGGTGGGGCATCCGGAGGTTGCATCGACTCTCGACCTCGTCGTAGCTGATCTCACGACCGGCGGCCGGTCCGGACGGGCCGGGAACGCGCATCAGCACGATCCGGACCACCCCGATCACTCGGTTGACGCGCCAGTGATTCACGCCCAGTTCCCCACATAAGGCGGGCACGGTAACATTTTTCGCCGTGCAGTAGGGGTAGTGGCCGTGGTCGAGGGAGAGCAGGGCGCCCTGGCTGCCCTCGAATAGCCCCGGCCCTCTGGCCTGGGCCACGGCGGCGGAGACGTTGCCGATCCGGATTCCCCGGTCCGTGGGGTAGTCGCGCAGGAGCTTCGTCCCCGGTCGGCGGCGGACCTTCTCGGCGATAGCGGCTCCCACACCCCAGCCGGTGGTTCCCCGGACGTTGCCGATAGCCAGGTTCGACACCGCATGCTCCGAGGTTAGCCACATGGCTTGCCCGTCCACCAGGACCCGGTCAAGGGGGACGCCGAGATGCGTGGCCTCCGTGATTAGCTGCTCCGGCCGGAAGCAGTGTCCAGCGCCTAGATAGACGTCGATCCCCGTGCGGAAGGCGGATGCCGACGGTAGGATTCGGGCGCAAAACTCACACGCCCCGTGAACGAATCGGTGCTCAGCGTTCTGCGCCCCGGTGCGGGCTGTCCACAAATACGGCGTGCCGAGGGCCTCCCCCGCATCAGCTATGAGCTTCGCCACCATGCCCTTGCCCTCGTCACCGTACTGAGCTCCGACCACAAAGTCAATATCTCTCGCCATTAGTAGTCCCCTCGTATCGCATCATGTAGGCCGCCCAAGGGAAGCCTCTACCATCAACGCCAACTCCCGAATATCCTGTATGACCACCTCCCTAGTGGTCGACTGTAGGCACCCGAACCAGGACAGCAATCGCTCCGACTGCTCCTCGAAGGTGGCTGCCTCGTCGATGTCGAGCACCGGTGCCCCGTCGTGCTCGGCCGTGTATTCCTCCAGAGTCATCGCGTGCGCTCGCCTCAGGTGGGTGACCAGCCTATTCGTTCTTTTGCGGCACAGACGACATTCGATCCACCGCACGACGCAGCACCTCCTTGGCGGCCCAGTTGACGCTGCCGATCAGGGCGAGCTTCTCGTCGATGACCTGCTGGATGTATTCGTCCACCGTGCCCTCCGCTACCGTGGAGTAGATCGTTACTGGCCGTAGCTGGCCGATTCGGTGGATGCGGTCCTCCGATTGCCGGTTCAGGGCGTCGGCCCACAGCTTGTCCAGCATAACCGCTACGTTCGCGGATGTCAAGCTAAGCCCCAGTCCCCCGACTTCAGCCGTCATGCAGAGTAGCTTTCGGCGCCCCCTGGCGGCCGGTTCATCGAACCACTCCAGCAGTTTTCGTCGTTGGGGTAGGGGCGTGTCCCCGGTCAGCGTGGCGGTGTCCCATTCGTCGAGACGGAAATCAACGGCCGCTGCCTCGGCTACGCGGGAGAACGCAGAGAAGGTGACTGCTGGTCCCCCACACCCGGACAGGGCGTCCATCGCCGCCCGTATCTTGCTCGACCCGGTCCTCGGCGCGTCCTGCCCGTCCAGAAACCCCTTCCCGTACGCCAGCAAACGAAGATACGTTAGCTGCTCCAGCGTGGTTCCCGCTATGGTGTTCCGGCCGCTTTCGCTGGTCACCATATAGCTCCGGTACATGGAGCAGTAGTCGGCCCACTCTTGCTGGGTGAGGCGGACCGGGATCATGGCCTCCGTCCTGCGCGGGAGCTGGATGCCCACTTCGTCCTTCGTCCTCCGGAGGAGGAACTCGTGTATTTGTCGCTCGTATTCCTCCCTGGCGGTATCCGACAGGAACGCCCCCACGTCCAGCCCCCACCCGGCTTCCTCCAGGACAAAGAACTGGGCGACCCAACGCCAGAAGCTACGGTAGCGGCCTCGATCCAGCAGGTGGAGGTAAGACCATACCTCCGATGGGTGGTTGACGACTGGCGTTCCGGTCAACAGGTACATCGTCCCGGCCAGCCTCGTCATTCGGCGCAGAGAAAGAAATAGCTGCGTCTTCGTCCTGTTGCGCAGCTTGTGGGCCTCGTCGATCACCACGCCCCCGCGCCAGATCCGGATCATTTTTTCGTCGGCCTTGGCGGACTCGTAGCTGACGATGTAGATCGCTTTCTCCCCTGGCTCCCTACTCGCCCACAACTTGGCCCGCTTTTTTTGCGTCCCGACTACCTCGACTACCTTTGTGATGTCTGGAGCCCACTTCCTGGCTTCCCTCGACCAGGTAGGCAGCAGGGACAACGGGCATATAACAAGTAGTGGTAGGCAGAAGTCGGCGGATAGAGCCTGTGCCGTCTTTCCAAGGCCCATCTCGTCCGCCAGGATCAGCCGGCCCTTCTCGTCCAGAAGCCGAACGCCCTCTACCTGGTATGGATATAGTCGTCGACGGGGGTCATCTCGCCCCACGACCTCCCCACCTCCACGTCAACCGGAGTGGCTACCCATTGCGCCACCTCGTTGTCCTCCATGATCGCCATGATCTGCTCCGCCAGGTCGCGCACCGAATCCTCCCGCACCTCGATGAGCAGGGCGTCGTGGACGGCATTGACCGGCCTGGCGTAGTTTGGGTCAACTGAACGATAGACCTTGATCAGGGAGGCTAAGGTGGTGTCGCTGGTGTGGGCCTGGATGGGGGTATTAATAGCTTGGTTCTTGAGGTTCATCTCCTCCTTGCCGGGCACGTAGGGGAACCGACGCCTTCTCCCCCTCGGGGACTCGATATACCCTATTTCCTTTGTCTTGGCCCATGTCTCTTCTACCCAGTTCGCCCAGCCGGTGTAGGTCGAGAAGAAAGAGTCAATGTGCCGCTGTGCCTCTATCTTTGTGATGCCGATCTGCGCTGCCAGGGACGACGCCCCCTGGCCGTACAGGACTCCGAAGTTGACCCGCTTCGCTATCTGGCGCTGATCCTTGGTGACCTCTTCCACGGGGATTCGGAAGATCGCCTCGGCCGCCACGTGAGTGTGGAAATCCGTGCTAAGACAGGCTTCACGTAGGGCCTCGTCCCGGCTAACCCAAGCGGCTACTCTCATGTCCATCTGAGCGTAGTCCGCCTCAAGCAAAACCCATCCGTCCTCGGCAATGAACCCGCGTCGGATGGGCTTCCCCTCCGCCTTCGGAATGGCCTGCAGGTTCGGGTTCGTGCATGATAGGCGCCCGGTTACCGTGCCGTGCACCAAGAAATTAGCGTGTAGCCGGTCTCCCACGGTGCGAGACGTCATGCCCCGGACGAAAGACGAGTCGAACTTCTCGGCGTGGCGGAAGGCCAGCACGATCTCCGCTAATGGGGCCTTTGGCGCCTTCCGGTCGATAATGGTACTTAGGGTCTTTTTGTCCGTGCTCTTGGTCCCGAACACTTCCTTGAGCTGCTTTGGGCTGTTCAGGCTATTTACCTCTCCCCCGAAGCCTGCGGCAACCTCGATGCCCTCTCCCTCCAGTCGGTCCGCTTCCTCCCGGTACGCGGCGGAGAGCTCCTGCATGTACGCCAGGTCGATCCGGATTCCGGTTCGCTCCATCCGCCCCACAGCAACAGCCACTTGGTGGACGAAGTGGTTGACGGACTGGAGCTTTTCCTCTCGTATCCTCGCCGCTAGGGAGGGAACCAGCTTTCGGCAATACAAGACGTCATGGGCCAGGTACCGGTGGAGCCGGTCCGGAGGCACCAGCGCCATCTTTCGCTTGTCTATCCCCGCGTCGTACTCCGGGGCGTTGAAGTAGTATCTCGCCAGCGACTCCAGATCATGGGTCCCCCTGCGTTCGTCAAGGACATAGTGCATCAGCATCGTGTCCCAGGTGGGGACCCATCTTATGTCGTACGTTTCCTCTAGGAACCATGAGTCGAACTGTGCGTTGTGCCCACAGGTGCGATAGGTGGCCAGCACCGTCTTGAGCCACCGGGCCACCCAAGGTTCCTTCAGGCAGCGCTCCGGAACGATGAACTGCCCATATGCCGTTCCAATGCCGATCGCCAAGAGCCGGTCCTTGCGTGGGTGAAGCCCGGTGGCCTCAACGTCGAGCGAGACTAGGCCGCCTAGGGGTACCCGCTGGAACAGAATGTCCGCCTTTTCGGCGGAGTCCACCACGACCAGCCGGAGCTTCCCCGACCACTCAGTCGTTCGCGTCATACCGAATAGCTTCATTGCATCCAGCGCCATCGTCGAGTAATCGAAGGGGCTCCCGTGGAGGATAAACGACGGATGCACCGTAGGCATCACGCTTACCTCTGGTCCCCATGGGTGATATGTCCTACCCCGGTAGCTCGTTATCCCCTGCTTCATGCCCAGGACTGCCGTCCCCGCGTTCGCCCCCAGCAACAGCACCTTGGGGTACACTCCGCTTGCCGCCTCTCTGGCGGCGTTGTTGCGGACGCAGTGGCTCGTTATCTCCGGGGACGCATCCTTGATGGGACACAGGACCGAGTTTGTGTACCGTACCCTCTCCGGATCCTTACCTAGGGACAGCAGCATGGCCCGAAGCAGCTTTCCGGAGGGACCAACGAACGGCCTTCCGTCACGAACCTCTGTTCCCCCTGGGGCGTCTCCTATCACCAGCAGAGTCCCTGGCGTTGTGGGTCCGTGTGGTAGGACGGGAACAAACACGCCCTGGGCGGGACAGCCCGCGCACCTCTTCGCGTCGAACCCAATCTTCATCGGTCGCCTCCGGACGGAAGGGGGACCATACACACCGTGGCGCATGGTCCCCCACGCGACTGCCTACTTGCCTCTTCGGCGCCGGTTGTCCGCTGCCTTGCTCTTGCCGATCACGATCGTGACCGTGTCGTGGCCGCGCACCAGCCGCTTGACCTCGTTCTGGTTCCGGCCCTCGTACTCCCGGACCCCCACCTCAGCCACGGCCTTGGCGCCCATCATGGCCTCGATCAGGTCGTTGCCCTCGATCTGCTGGGGAACGTCGTTGACGCCCAGGCCCTCCAGGGTTTGCTTCAGGCGGAACAGCGCCTTCGGGGACAGGCTGGTATTCAGCCACAGTTTCCTGTCCTCGGCCGGGCCGCTCAGCACAGTGAGCTCCCAGGAGATGTACGGGAACTCCGTGGTCTTGCTCTTGCGGAACTCGATGTCCGTCACCACGACGTCGTACTGTCCGGCAGGTAGGACCACGAACTCTTCAACATTGCTCATGTCGATTCGCGGAACACTCATTCGTTTGTTTCCTCCTCAAGATACTTTTGCTCCAGGCGCATCGCCCGGATTGTTTCCGCCGCCTTGCCCCTTCGCCTCTGGACCCAGGCCGCTGTTGCGTGGCTCCATACGGTGGCCTGGTCCTCGGCAGTCTCTAGCAGAGCCAGAAAGACCACCTCGTCGTCCAGCACCCCGGACAGGCCGAACACCAACACCGGCTTTCCGTGGTCCTCGATCATCACTCCCGGAACATGCCTATTCGGTCCTTCGGGCAGCACCCCAGCGGACCGCATGGCCCGGACCACAGGGTACTCGACCAACATCCGATCCCGGCCGGTGATGACGGCCACCGTTCGCCTTCCGGACCGGAGGGAGTCATCGTATGTGTCGTGTGGGAATACGGTGGCGGCCATGGCCCCAGGGCACCAGCATATCTTCACGTGCTCCCGGTTATGACAGGGAAAGCACACCGCATCTAGGTCTGACGCGGGAACGCGGATCACTCCCCTAGGGCTCAAGGCCGCCCTCATTGATCCCATATCTCCCATCCCGTGGCTTTCCGCCACGCGTCGAGGGCGCGGAGCATGTCGCACGCGGAGCAACTGGACCCATGGAGGGGTCTCCCCGCGTCGGTGTGATAGGCTTGCATCGAGCGCACAGCCCCCCTTTCCTTGGCGAACCGTCGTATCAGCCGAACCTCTCCGGTCTCCGGATCGTAGCCCATCTTCCTGTGACCCTCCGATTCAGCCAGGATGCGGGCGGGCCAGATCGTGGCGTGCCACCGGCCTTTGTGCCAGTGGCGGCCGTCTGAGTACCCACCCATCACTTGGCCTTCCCGGCGGACAAAGCCAACAGGGAGGGCACCGTTGGGTTCACCAGGTACCCTCCCAGCTTTCCGCCCTCAGTTCGATCCTTGGCCCAGTACCGATTGCTGGCGTCCACGTACAGGACGCGCTCGGTCTCCCCGTTTTGCGCTCCCCCCATTTCCTCGACCTCAAGGAGGCCGACCACGTCGACGAAGCCACAGATCTCGGCGGCCAGCTTTCCGATCAGCGAAGGCTGTTTTTGGGGCAGCTTGGTGGTGGGGTTCACCTTGTCCTGCATGGCCGCTACGAAGATCACGTTATCGACTCCGGAGCGCAGGTCGCGGATCATTCGGCGCGTGCGGGTGATGACCCGGCCGAAGTCCTGGATGCGCGGGTCCTCGATCTTGGCGTCGTCGCACACGGCCAGCAGGCAGAGCTGATTGACCTCGGTGACCGAATCCAGGACCACGGTACGGTAGCCATGGTCTTGGGTCGCCAGCAGGTGCACCAGCCCTTCGACCATCGCCCAGGAGTCCGCCCGGACGCACACCACCTTGCCATTCGTGCTTTTCTTGGCGGCCGTCAGAGCATCCTTCGCCTCAACGTAGATCGCCTTGCTGTCGATGCTGAGCGTTCCCGCCTCCGCGTCGATGAACAGCACCGGAGACGTGGCCGGGCTGTCAGCGGCCGTGGACGCGAACACCGTTTTGCCGACTCCCGGTTCGCCGTACGTTAGGATCATCATCCAGTTGGTCCCCCTTGTTTTGAGTCTTACTCCGCGTCCCACTCGCTGGTCTCTCGATCGACGTACCCGAGTCCAAGCACCGTCTCCCAGTCCCCGCCCTGCTCCATGGTGTAGCACGGCGAAGCGTAGTCGCACCAGCCGGAGCAGAGCATCCCCATATTCGGCCACCACTCCGTATGTCGGTCGAACGGAAACGAGATCTCGCGGCGCAGACGCGCCTCGAAGGCGTCCAGGTGCGCGTCGTCGATGCAGATATGGGCGGTCTTTCGGTCCCCGTCCCCGACGCGGATCTCATTGATGACGCAGGCCGACGGGGTCTCCCCGTAGTTCTCCCTGACGAGCCAGGCGTAGGCGACCGGCTGCTCGTTGTACGTCCAGTAGCCCTCGGCCTTGTGACGCTTCGTGGTCTTGTGGTCGATCACGATCATGCGACCCTGTGGGTCCCTCACGACCAGGTCAATCCGGCCGGTCAGCCGGTAGCCCCGCTTCGGGGCGGCCCACAGCCGTTCCTCGACTCGATGGACGGTCCACTCCGGGAAATGAGCTCCCAGGCACCCGTCATCCGCCGCCAACCCGGCCAGGGTCTGTAGAGCCTCGGGACTAACTTCCCCCTCTCGCTTTTGTGGCGGGTGGCCTCCACACTCGTTTACGTACCACTCTCCCCAGGTTAGCTGCCTGTCTTCCTTGCGCCTTGCGAAGAACAGCGCCAGCGTCTCGTGGACGTCGGTCCCGATCTGCCGTGGAGAGCCGTCTTCGTCCGGGCGGACCTTCCTCTTCACGGCAGCGAAGAAATACTTGCGCGGACAGGACTTGAACATCAGCAGATCACTTACTCTTACTACCCGCATACGTCTCTCCTCTGCTGAATAGCCAGTATACTCCGTGCGCAAAGGCGTCCCTCTCGTGCCTGGACATTCCCACGGGAGGGTCCGCCCAGTGTCGCGCCCCCTGCATCACGGCCGGGTTCTGTGGGACCACCTCCACGCGTGGAGACAGAGCTATGCCAACCATCTTCACGGCGCCCAGTACCTCGATCCCGGATTGGTTCAGCGTGTGTGGCGTCACCCGAACGGACTCGACTACCACTACGTCCGCCACGGTGCTTCCGATAAGGTCCCACACCCACAGGCCCAAGCCCTCGTGCGTCCCGTGCCGATCCACGTGCCACCCGTCGTCGTACCGCACGAACAGGACCCATCCAGAGATCCCTCCAGGGTCAATCGCCAGTAGGCGGCGATACGTGGAGGGCTTCCGCCGCTTCGTGCCTCCCGGTGTCCGGGTTCCACCGGAGCTCGTAGTCCGCATTTGCCGTGTTCCTCCCCCGTACGTCCAGATGGGTAACCTGCCATGGCTCGTTTTCCCGTTGGCTGACGGTCAAGATCGTATCGACTGCCGCCGGTAGGGCGGATGATCCCCGCGTGGTCCCGCTCCCCTTGTTAGCGTGGTGGACCACTACCGTGGCCATAGCGGGGATCAGATCGCCCAGGTAGTGGATCGCGGCCACCACCTTCTGCGTGTCCTGTACCGCGTTCTCGTCCCCTCCGTGGAGCTCGGCGTATGGGTCTAGGATCAACAGGTCCGGGCCGATCGCCATCAGGTCCTGTGCCAACTGGGTGAGGCTCTGTTTGCTGTCTAGACGTATCCGCTGCCGGTGCAGGAAGATGGCTCCCTCCCTGGCGCCCATCAGCAGGTTCACCCGTTCAGCCAGGCGGAAGGTCGTACCCTCTTCCTCCACGAGAACAGCCTTTGCGCATCCCTCCCCAGGCGTCCACAGGGGGTTACCCAAGAACGGCCTTCCCCCGGTGGCGCAGTCCATCATCTGGAGCACTATCCATGTCTTCCCGACCTTCGGCGGCCCGGCAAGCAGCGTTTTGCTTCCCCGTTCGATCAGGTTCCGGATCACCCACTCCGGCTTCTCGTTCAGCCTCCTGATCAAGTCCTTAGCGGACACCAGACGGGGAACCGGGCGGGCCGGTGGGGGAAGACACGCCAACAGCGCGTCTGGTCCGTTCTGACGTATGAAGTCACTGGCATCTTTCCCCCATTGGCCGGGAGCCCACGGCAGCGAAACCACCGTCAGGCGTCCACCGAAGATCGCCTCCGCGCGTTCCGCCAGCTCTCCCCCGGCGTGGTCGTCGTCCGGTATCATGATTAGCCTGGAGAATCCGGACAGGTGACGCACCCACTCCCGCTTGAGCATTCCCGGAAGCCCGAACACGGGGGCGTCCGGGAGTATGGTCTTCACGACAAGGCAATCGGTCTCCCCCTCGGTCAGGTAGGCGGTATGCCCGCCCAGGCTGATGTCCCGCAGGTTGAACGGGACGAACACTGAACCTCTGGCCGACCCCTTCGTACCACTTGCCGTTCGGCCTCTCAGCGCCACGACCGTGCTCCCCAGCCAGTAAGGAAAGATCAGCATCTCCTGACCCTGTTCCTCGGCCGTGGCCACCCCTACTCCACACCGTACCAGGACCTCTATCG